TTTTCGTCTAGCAGCGAGGCGACGACCATCGTATCGATGACTCTGCCGTTGACGGTGAAGCCGGACGCTCGGATCCAGCCGAGGTCATACTGGGCGTTGTGCATGATCTTGTCGGCGGGGCACTCGAAGACCTTTCGCAGCCACCGCGAGACTATTTTCTCATCGAGGTTGCCTCCACCGAGGTGCTTGATCGGCAGATAGGCGGACCAGCCATCGACGGCTACCGCGTAGCCAACAATGTGACCATCCCCCGTTGGCCAGCCCGGCCCGTTCGTTTTCAGGTTGGGGTCTTTGGTCTCAACGTCGATTGCGATCTTCGTTGCGTGGGTGATGTCGGGGAGTTCGAGCGGTGGAACCCATTCGCTTTTTGGCGCGAACATGGCCAGTTGTAATTTACCCATGCGAGTCTCCCGTCTGCAATTCCGAACCGAGGGCAATGTATCCGGCCTTGTCCACCCACGAATCCGGCTGATCCATCGTGGTCAATAACCGGCTTGTTTTCAGCCAATCCATCATCAGCGCCACGTGGGCCGCGGTTATTTGACCGTGGCTTGCAATAGCGGCTTTGGCGATCATGTCCCAGCCGCAAGCGATGCGATTAAAACTCTGTTTAACGTCACCGTAGTCTTGCTGCCTCGGCCCGTTGATTGTCTGCAGCGCGGTCTGCAGCAGGGTTTCTCGATTCATAGGTCGTAGCTCCTCGTCACGTCTTCAGCTTCCACTATGTACAGGGTTTGTCTGGCCCGGGTAGCGCCGACATAGAATACCCGGTGCATATCGTCAGGGTTGATCCGCATTTCGTTATCTGCCGCGGGGCTCAGATCCGTGAACAGTACGACGTTATCCGCTTCACCGCCTTTGGCTCCGTGGATCGTGGACGCTGTGATGCGGGGTGCTGCATTGAATTTCTCGCCGCGTCTCAGCAGCGCGGTGATGTAGGCGCGGTCTGTTTCTGGCAGTTTGTCCATTGCTTCGGACCAGATCATGTTCGAGGTGGCGAGCAATCCGTGGTGATCCACGAGCTGTTGCATGGACAGCAGGTCGGAGTCGTCCACGCCCGGGAGCTTTTTGTATCCGCGATGGATCCGTGTGCCGAGGGACATGAACCCATAGATTTTCTTGGCAACGTCGCCGGTGACTTCGCGACCTTTGCGCAGTTGTTCCCAGCCGTTGACGGCGTCTGACAGTTTCTCGCCGATGCTCCGATGTCCGCGGTAGTTGAACAAGTAGCCGCTTGATTTCAGGTCGGCGGCGACGGGATTCAGGTGATACCCGGCTTGGGCGAGGATGAGCCATGAGCCGGAGGTCATGTCGAGTGAGTTGATCGTATTGATCCGTTGGACCTGCCCGCGTTCTTCGCGGGGTTGGTAGCGCTTCGGGAAGCGGCGATTAATTCGTCGCACGGTGTTTTCTGCGATTTTGTGGACTTCGGCGGGGATGCGATAGGACTGCGAAAGCGTCTCGCTGCCTCCCGGCAGGTTAATGAAATGGTCCACGTCCGCTCCGGCCCAGCGGTAGATAGCTTGGTCGTCGTCGCCTGCGGCGTACATCCGTTTGGATTTGGCGTCGAGGATGTGAGCGATGTCCCATTGGAGCGGGCTGAGGTCTTGGGCCTCATCCAGAAAGATGAGATCGAATTCAGGACAGTATCGGTCGGGCTGGCGGATGAACTCATCGAGCAGGTCGGTGAAGTCGTAGAGCCCCATCCGGGCTTTGTAATCAGCCAAACACTTGGCCACGTAGTGGACCGTGTTCCAGTCAGCGGCGATTCCGCTGGCATTGTACTGGTGGCGCAGCGGTACTTTACGCAGCCGCGCCAGATTGATCAGGCTGAGAATCGGATCGTTGCCCGCAACGAGCGACGGCAGGTCATCATCGAAGTTCCCGGCTTTGGCCCCGCCCAACGGGACACCGATGGCATTGCCAAGTTCCCGGTAGTTCTGTTCGCGCATGATTTGTTCGGCGCGGATATCGGTCATGGCGAGCGCCAGCGAGTGCAGCGTCCGGAAATGAATCAGATCCTTTTTAGGATCCAGCCCGAAGCGCATCGACGCGCGCTCTTTCGCTTCATGGGCGGCTTTGCGGGTGAAAGCAAGAAACGCGATGCGATGCGGAGAAACCCCTTGTGACAGGGCTTCATCCAACATGTTGAGCAACGTGGTCGTTTTGCCCGTGCCCGGAGGTCCGAAGATTCTAAACACGACCGCTCTGTTGCTTGCGGACGATCTGCCGAATGCGCTCTCTGCTCAGCTCAAACCGGCGTCCGATGGCGGCGAACGTCATTTTCTGGACGGACCAGAGAGCAAAGATCTCTTGGTCACGCGATTGGTTCTTCGAGGTCAAAATGGGGCCTCCTCTGATCCGAATTTCGGCGTCTTGATTTCAACGTCAGCGTTTTCAAACGCGGGGATCTTCCAAACGCGCACCGCACGCCCTTTGATCTTCAGGACAACGCTTTCACCGCTGATGTCGCGCAGGCGCTGCGCAATCTTGTGCGACTTGTATTCAAAGAACTTGTTCTTGCGCAGGAACGCTTCAAAGTCCTTGAGACGGAAAAAGGTGGTGCGTTCTTCCTCATCGGTCCACGGACGACGGAGCAGGATCTCTTCTTTGTCCTGCGCTTGCTGAAGGTGGCGGCAGAACTCTTCCAGATAATCGTAAAACTGCCCGCTGACGCTGGCGTCCTGCGCCACTTCGATGATGGCGCTTTCGTTATCCCGCATCTCAGACATCAACGTGCTGATGCGCCCTTCCCACTGTTGCCTCGCCACTGAACGGGGCATGAAGTTCAATTGCTCCATGCAGGCGCGTTGGAACGTCATCTGGTTCATCAACGCGTCGGTGTCCAGCTCTAGCGGCTCACCGTTCACGTCCATGAACCAGACCGGGGGCGTGGAATTGTATTTGCGCAGATTGGCAATGGTTGCCCCTGCGACGGCTGCGCCGATACCGAACTTCCGCGTCCGACAAAGCTCTTTGTTACAGTGCGCGTTAATAGGCGCGTCGCTGCATTTGTAGGCGTAATCCTTGCGCTGAACCTGCTTTGCGACCACATTCACCTCCCCTAGCGGCAGGGGAGGGGACAAAAACTCCATATTGTGGCGCAGGATCTCGGACTCCCACGAATCCGGATGCGCCTTGCGCAAATAGACACCCAAATTAAACAAGCCGTTGTTACGACCGCCTTCGCTGATCCCCATCTTGCAAAGAATCTGTAAACACGGCGGACCGTCGCGCAGCAATTCTGTCTCACCGCTGCTCGTCGTCTGCAGCTTGATGACTTGCTCGGGGGTCTGGGCAAAACGCTCGTGCAACTCAAAGAATTCTTCGAGCGTCGCGGACGTGCCGTCGTCCAGAAATGCGTATCGCAGTCCGTTCTCGTGATCGTAATACGGCAGGTTGAGAAAATTACCGACATCGCCGCGATCCAGATGCAGCTTTACCTGCTTGGGAAAGATCTCACTTTCGCCATAGCCAAGGGCCGCGGACATATGCTGAAGCGCCTTCTGCATGTCTTTCGCCTCAACCCATTCGGTGGCGAACAGAAAGCAGTGCGCTCCCCCACTCTTTGATCGGCATACGACCAACGGCAGATTCATCCGCCGTATTTTGTCGATCAGCATCGCGTGATCCAGCGGGTACTGATCAATATCGATGCACCCCCAGACGCAATTGTTATCTTCGTTGATCGGGATTATGCCAAGCCCCGCCCCTTTGCCGCTCAGGTGGTTTTCCCAATGCCTCGTGGTCCGTGGTTCGCGGAGCACGCCTGCTTTGCCTTTGGTTTTACCCGTGGCAGCTGTTTTCTCGATGAGAAAATAACCGTGGGCCTCTTTGAGTCCGTCAAAGATGGCCGCAAATTTTTGTGCCGACGACATGGATGCTCCCTAGAGGACGCGGCGGGTAGGGCCCCCGCCGCAACGTGACTCGATCAGAACGGGGTATCGCTGAGCACGTCGTCGTCATCCGTGTGCTTCACGACAACGTCGCCCGCGAGAATCGACTCTGCGAACATCTTAGCCCGAACGTACAGGTTGGCGTCCGTGATCGGACCTTCGACCGACATCTCCCACCCGTGCCACGACCCTTTAGAGTTTTCCTCTTGGATCGTCTTCAGCAGATAAACGTGGCTGAAGCGCGGCGGGGTGAAGGGGCCGTTCTTGCCCATCATCTGCCGTGCCGCCATCATCGAGTTCCACTTCCGGCTCTTCTTCAACTGGGTGGACTTCATGGCGATCAGCGCCGTCTCGGCACCGCCGTCCTCGTTGAGCAGCACCACGAAGTGCTGGTGCGTCTCCTCGATGTATTCGCCCTGACCATCGACAACGTAGTCCTTGTTGTCCTCCTTCGAGCGCTGAGTTTCAGGGCGCTTGTCGGTGGCGTCGTAGATAGCGACCGGCGCACCCGTGCCAGCGCCTCTGGGAGCCCACTGGATGAAGCGGCGCTGGTAGGCGCAGGGGATGACACGGATGCCGTCCTTGCCCTTGTACAGCGCCCCGGTGACGGTGTTGTAGATGTCGCCCTTCCGAGCGTTCTCGTTCGTGTCGAGGACCGGGTCGTTGCCCGACAGCACTTTCAGGAACGGGAGCGCAAGATCCTCTTGCCCCATGTTCTCCATGCCGCGACCGGCATCGGCCTCAAACACACTGACATCGAACTCGATTACGTCCGTGGACGCTTTTTTTGCAACGTTGCTCATTTCACTTCCCTCGCTTGACTACGGCTCGTTGACCCACCCACGCCCCAAAAAGCTCCATCGGAAACTCGTCCCCGTTCTCGACGCGCTCTTTTACGAAAGCGCGCAGGGTTTGCGGGTGGATCTCCGTCTTCTGCTCTGGAACGTAACCCTGCTGTTGCGCAAACGCGGCGAACGCGCTTGCCTGATCATCCTCTCCCCTGCCGAACTGGCAGAGCACGGTGTTCTTGATGATGTCGTCGTACCCGTGGTCGCGCAGCCAGTTGTACGCCGAGTCTCGATTGTTCACGAGAATGGACGCACCGTAGGTCTGCTTGACCTCGACGGTCGAGCCATCTTCCAGCTTGAAGCTGCTGATACCGACCTCGGCGAGCGCCGAAGGCAACTCCTCGTCGGTGAGCTTCAAGAGCTTGTTCTTCTCAAGCTTCAATTGATCTTCGAGAGAGTTGATCGTTTCTTCAGTATCACGGATGGCGCGCGCAAGCGTGGCAACAGTAGCCAAACCCTCCTGCGGCACCCGCTCCACCGAATCGAGCGTTTGCTCGAAATCCGATTCCATCAAACGAGTCAAATCATCATTCATCGTGGTCTCCTTCGTCGTTGAGGCTCGGTAGAGCCTTGACAATTTCCGATAATATCGTATATCCTGCGCCTGTCAAGCCCTTTTGTTTTGGAGCCCCGATGCAGACCTACGAATTCAAGACTCGTCCTTTTGATCACCAGCGGCGGGTGTTACAAGACTCGTGGGCCGCGGAGCACTTTGCGCTGTTTCTGGAAATGGGGACAGGCAAGTCGAAGATCGCAGTTGATACGATGGGGTTGTTGTTTGAGGCGAAGCAGATTGACGCGGCCTTGATTGTCGCGCCGAAGGGGGTGTATGACAACTGGGTCAAGGCTGAGATACCGACGCATTTACCCGATCGGATTGAGCGCCGCGTCCTTCGGTGGAGCCCGAGCACGACGAAGAAGTACATGGAAGAGCTTGAGGACTTCGTTACTGTAAAGCCCGAGCAGCGGTTGTTGAAGGTGTTCGTGATGAACGTCGAAGCGTTCTCGACCGACCGCGGGGTGCAGGTAGCGAAAGCGTTCGTGGTACACAACCCCAACAATATTCTGATCGTGGACGAAAGCACGACCATTAAGAATCGCAAAGCGCAGCGGACGAAGGCTTTGGTAAAGCTGCGCGAACGGACCCGGTTCCGGCGGATCCTGACGGGCAGCCCAATTACCAAGAGCCCGATGGATCTGTACGCACAATGTGAACTTTTGAAGGATCGTTGCTTGGGCTTCAGTAGCTTCTTCAGCTTCCAGAGCCGGTATGCCAACGTACAGCAGCGAACGATGGGCCATCGCAGCTTCCACCAGATCGTGGGGTATCGACGGCTGGACGAGCTTTCTGAAACGCTGGACAAATTCAGCGTCCGCGTGCTGAAAGAGGATTGCCTCGATCTGCCGCCGAAGATTTATTTGCGCCGAAACGTAGAGCTGACGCCAGAGCAGGACCGCTTGTACACGCAGATGAAAAAGCTGGCTCTGGCGAAGCTCGATAGCGGGGAGCTGTCCACGACGGCGAGCGTGCTCACGCAAATCATGCGTCTACAGCAGATTTGCTGCGGGCATTTTCAGCCCGACGACGGCGATATACAGCCCATCAAGAACAACCGGATCAGCGAGTTGATGGACGTGATCGAAGAGGTCAGCGGCAAAGCCATCATTTGGGCTACGTACACCCACGACATCTTGTTGATCTCGGAGACGTTGAAGAAGGCGTACGGTACCGATGCGGTCGCGGTTTATTATGGCGGCACCGAGCAGGACGAGCGTCAGCAGATCGTCAGCCAGTTCCAAGATCCAGAAAGTCCGCTGCGGTTCTTTGTCGGCCAGCCGCGCACGGGCGGTTATGGGATCACACTCACGGCGGCGACGACGGTGATCTACTACAGCAACAGCTATGACTTGGAAATCCGGCTACAGTCTGAGGACCGCGCGCACCGGATTGGGCAGCAGAGCAAAGTCACCTACATCGACCTCGTATCACCTGACACGATTGACGAAAAGATTCTGGAAGCGCTGAAAAGCAAGATCGACATTGCGGGTCAGGTATTGGGGGAAGATGCGAAGAGCTGGCTCGCTTAGGCCGAACACCCGCGGGTTGGAATGGCGAGGGGGAGCGCCCCGCGGGGTCGGCTGATACAGAAGGCTACTCTTATTTTTTCAATCGTCAAACTCTTTCGATTCCGCCTCTTGGATAAACTCCCGCAGTTTTTGCGTTTGTTCAACCAGTTGATCCAAAGAAAGCTCAATGCGACGCAACGAGATGCGCGCTTGGCGTTGGCCCGAGGACCGCGATAAGTCTTGCTTGGTCAGAGAATTCATTTCGCTGAAAGCGTCAAACATCGCAAACCGCATAGCCACTCTTGGATCGTACACAATAGACATTCTTTCCCCCTACCAGCCTTTTTCCAAAAGCCACTTTTGTGCTTGTGCTTCCGTTTCAAACGTCTGACCTTGCTCTTTGTATCCGCTGTGGCAGTTCGCGCACACGAGGCGGTGAGAAACGGCTTTTTCGCCGTTTCTGTCCGCCGCTTTGGTCATCAGTGTATACCCGGCATCCAAAGAGTCTACTGCATGCCCGCATGTCAGGATTATTCTCATGACGTTATCTCTAGCATGATGGTATCAAGCACGTCCTTGCTGAACTCGTCTAGTTGCCCAGCGGCATGAATATGACGAATCACGTCAAGCATTTCTTCGTGCTCAAAGTACAGCTTTCTCAGCATGCTGGCCGCATCTTCCAGCTCGGGTTCACCCGTAACATCGGCTTGGTTTTCGAGCCACCGGGAAAGCCATAACGCATCTCTTTTCATGGTGTTACCCCCAGTCGCGGCCTGAATCGAATAGTGAACGCGCGCGGTTGACCTTTGGTGAATTTACGGCTTACTTCGTTGGAGTAAGCAGATTCTTCCAGTTCTATAGAAGTCGCGGTCATTACAAAATACCACGTACCCGACAACCCGCTGATCGTATGCTCTTGGGCATCCGGCGTGATCGTCACTTGCTGCGTGTAATTGCCCGGTTCCTGTCCGTAGTAAAGCGTGTATGACAGGATCTCCGATGCGGGAAGTTCCATTCCATCCACATAAAAGTCGGGTGGAGTCCATTCAATCACTGCGGACGCGGCATGCGCGACCGATGTCAACACCATCAAACCCAACGCTATAACTTTTTTCATTCCTGTTCTCCTCGTTTACGTACAGCCGCTGCCAGCAAATCCACGACGAACGTCGCGACGCCAAGTCGGAGCCGAGCACGTTCGATAGTCTGAGCACACGCCTCACGTTCTGTTTCGATAGCTTCTAACATCACCGTCACAACCAGATCCTTACGTTCGATAGTCTGAGCACACGCCTCACGTTCTGCTTCGATAGCTTCTAACACCACCGTCACAACCAGATCTTTCAAAGGCTGTGCCGTAATGCTGCCGTGTTTTGAAATCAGAGCTTCGATGTCGTCTATTGTCATTATTGCTGCCCCTTTTCTCCGATGTTGTCCGTCATGATTTATCTTCACCCCTTGCTCGGATAGCGGCGGAAACTTTCTTTCCAAGCCGCCAATCGCCCATTCCACGTTCAACCATAGCGGCACACGCCTCACGTTCTGCTGCGGCAATAAGAGCGGAGAAGCGCTCAAGTTCGTACTGCGTCATCACTACATAATCCGAGCGTCCGTATAAATCATTCGGTTCGCCTGCGCCTACCTCCCGCGCCATGCGGATAATGTCGTCTCTGGTCACTTCAAAATCTCCCGCTCCAGAATCTCGACCATCTCACCAATCTCCTCGATCAGATAATCAGGCGTCTTTGTGTCCCGATAGATGCCGACCGCTTCAAGCGCCGAAAGAAGGCGCATCAGGCGTAACAGTTCTTGCTTGGTCATTTTCTTCTTCCTCCTTCTGGCTCCAGTACACTAGAACAAACGCGCCGCACTCGGGGCAAGACAAATTCGTCACGATGTCGTGCTCGCCGTCATCCGAATCGTCATCGCCACCCCAGATCAACCCGTTCAAACAGCCGTAACATCTCATTCCACATGCCTCCACGTTTGCCGCGTCACCACCGCCTCGATGGCGCGCTTTGAGATATCAAACTTTTTAGCCAACACCCTGTAACTCAACTCAGGATGAAGCTGTCGGATTAAACGCACGTCGTCGGCCGTGAGCCGTGAGCGCCCGTTCAGGTTTCCGAAGCAAGCCATTGTCTCGTGTATCTCCACCCGTTGATCCCCTCCGCAGCGCTTATGCGCATCCGCGCATAAAATGCCGCCGCACCGCCCTCGATCTTGCCAAGGTGCTCAGCGGTCGCCACTATTTTTGCTTGCTCCCTTGCCGCCTTACGCGCTTCGCGCTCGTATTTGATCTTGACGGCCTTGTCCTTCAACCCGGAGCGGCTGATCCAATTGGTGACCGTGTGCCGCGTGACGTTCAGCTCGGTTGCGATCTCTGCGCTGTTCATCGTCTCCAGTAGCTTTGTCAGCACATCCACGCCGGGAAACTTCCGATTCGCGGGCGGCGGTTTGCGCTTAGCTTTTGACCGCGCATTAGCCATAGCCACTTCCCAAAGAATCGGGATAGCGGTTTCTTTGTCTTTCTTCCGACTAGCCACGAATTGCTCCCCAAATCCAATCAACAATCCACGCGACGACGACTAAAACAGAAAAACCTACCCACGAGACGACGATGTACATCGCCATCTTCTCGCGCTTTTCTTGTTTTTTATCGATCTCAGGCTCGTCCATCATGACTTCCTTTTGCTCCTTGGGTCGCTTTCTAACCCTTTCGTCAAGTACAGCAGGATCTGGTTGACGAGGGAGCGCATGTCCTCGTCGGCGAGCTTTCTCAATTGCATCTCAAGCTCGTGAGGCAAGCGGATGGTAAGGTAGCGATCTTTCTTCAATGCGTTTCTCACGTTTTCGCACAAAATAGTGCAGAACGCACAGATTCGCACAAACGGCGAGCGCGCTCAACTAAAACGTGATGAAACGTGATGAGATGTGGGAAAAGGCGTGCCCGGAATGAGCACGCCGTCTAGACAAGAAGGATCAGCCCGGCATCAAACTGCCAATGCCGAGCAGTTCGCGATCCTCTGGGAACAAAGCTGCAAACCGAGCCCTGTCCACCGGCCCTGATGATTGAATGGGTGGTCTTTGTGGGACCGCAGAGGACAGTGGTACAGGACTCGGTGCAGCTCCGACACCCTGCGTGGGAGGCGGGGCGGTCGGAACGGGAGCCTCTTGTGGAGGCGCATTGTTTAAGTTCTGTTGTTGCAGACGCTCGCGAAGTTGCTGCTCAACGGCAGAACGGTCTTCTGGCAGACCCGGGAACCCCATATACGGCGTTTCCGTGCCGCGATCCTCTTCCTCAAAGGTTTCGCGTGTTACTCCGGACTGCGAGCCAGAAGCCATTCTAAACCCTTGCTCACCCATCAAGCGAAGAATCCGCTGGTATTGACGCGCACGTCCGGCGTCCGTGCCGGGTCGCTGCATCAATGCCGCAGTTAGCTGCGGGTTTGTAAACACCATGTCGATGGCTTCCAGACGCTTGACTTGGGGCATATCGTTAATCAAGCGCCGCAGTTCCCGCGCACCTACCCCGGCTGCCGAAATGCTACCGGGTCCAGTTCCGCCAACCGCGCCAAAGGCGCGGGTACCGGCTGCCGAACCCAAAATACCGACATAAAAGTCCATCATCGGACCAGCCTGCGCCGCAAAGTCTGGATCGTTCAATTTTCCAGCAGCGTCGGCGGCTTGCATACGCACCATTTGTTCCGACATAAATTGAATGCGTTTGCCCAAGGACTCGTCAAAGACGTTATATCGCTCTGCGATGTCCATCAAAGACGTTCGCGGGTCATTGGGCAGCGGTCGGTACAAAGTGCGGTAGAAGACCTGCGGGTTAAACGCGTATTCTCCGCCAGCCGCCATGTAGGCATATTCAAGAACCGCGGTCCGAAAACCCTGATTGACTTCGTCCTCCGTTAGCTCGCTATTGCGGATAGCGTCTTTTCGGCTTTCCATAAGGCGACGTTTGCGAACGTTATCGACACCCATGCGACGCAAAGCAAACAGGTTGTTGAAAGCCCTAACGGGGTTTTCCGCAGTAAAGGCGTCGCCTACGGCAACTACCGGAGAGGTGCCGCCGATAAGCTGCGATAAATATGTCTGGTTGAGAGCAATCTTGTTTGCACGACTTTCCATAACGCGGAACATGTCGAGAGTGCGCTGTGCGGTAGCGGCATCGGCAAGGTCCACCTTCAACTGCGGAAATACTTCCAACAGGTTTTGGTTTTTAGATTTCCAGTCATCCAAAGCTTGTGCGTTAACAACGGTGTTGGTTTTACCTGTCCGCGGATCAAATATTTCCCGAGAGGATACTTCACGGAGGCCCCGTAAATAGCTGTCCACCAAGTTGTTGACCGTCGTAAACACCGGTTCGCCGCCCGACGCGGCTTCGTTCATGTAGTTTTTAAGGCCTTGC